GTCGCGGCATCTGGTTCATCGAGAAGATTTGCGTGGCGCTCGGTCGGAACGTGAACGCCTTGCCATTCTTCACGTCAGTGCGGATTGTCTCGCCCGTGATGACCTTCTTGAACACGGCCAGCTCGTCGTTGTGCAGGAAGCCGTCTGGAATGTCATCGCCCAGGTTGGCCAACTTACCCGCGAGGTCGGCTGCTTGGAATCGCTGCCCCATCGTCGCAACGTCCAGCGATGACGTGTTCTCGGGCCCAAGTAGGTTGCGCACGACGTTGATAAACGTGGACTTGCCGTTTGACGCAGCGCCTTCTGGCCCCGTTCCGGCGCGGCCAATCAGCATCGGCGATTGGGCAACGATGCGCTTGGAGCACATGCATGCGGCGATGATTTCGAAGAGAACGCGCTCGATGACCTCATCGCCAGCGGCGAGCGATGCGATGAACTCGTCTGCCAGACCATACGGAGCGTCGGGGTTGTAGTTTATCGGCAACGTCCCGATTATCAGCATGGACGGATTCGGCTCAACGGCCTCACGACGCATTACATCTAGCGTCACATCGGCGAACTGGACGTAGTAGCGCCCATCGAATCCGTTGTCGCTGGACACCTGCGGCGCACGTGCTTGGATGTAGCTGAATACCTCGTTGCGCTGGTTGGTCGATGCATCGTCCGCGTGGTCTAGGATGATTCGCTCGAACGCGGGCTTGCCGAACTCCCATCGGCGTCCAGTCCACACGGCGGGCGCTCCGTCGATGTGCTGCGCGTGGTTCTCGGAGAGAATGACGCGGGCGAGAAGGTTTGGCTTGATCGTCCCGTTCTTTGAGCGGAATGTCTGCGCTCCCCCGCTACCACCACGACCTGGACGGCCCACGGGCGGCGTCTCGTCGTTGTACAGCCCCTCGCCGTCGTGACCGGGGCCACGCTTGCAGACGCTCGCGACGATGCGGTCAATGTCGCGCTGCGGCATCTTCTTCTCGCAGCGGTCGCGGTTGGCCTTTTCGACCATCGCGGCGATGACATCATCACGCTCGCCGCGCGAGCGCAGTGAGCAGCCGTAGCGGTAGAGCGTATCGTCGCGCTCGCCCATCTTGATTACCTCGGGGAGCTGGAATGCCTCGGTGCGTGGTGCATCGTCACTTGTGCCGCCGTTGCGCTGAACGTGGTCAAGAAAGTCGTACACGTTGCCGTTGGCGTCCTGAACGCCAATCTCCCACGGTGCGCATCCGACATCCCAGTGGTAGACGTTGCCGTTTGGGTGGACGCTCGGCGGTGCAACGATGTAACCACCGTCTGCTCTAACGTCCACGTGCAGCTCGCCGTTCGCCGATGGTCGGATGTTGGTGCGGTCGGTGCGGTAGAGATAGTGGAGTCCACCCCGCCCAGTAATCGCCGTGGCTGTCCTCGGTAGCTCGCCGCGCATGGACTCCCACTCGTCCAGCGTGTCCAGTCCGTGCTTGTCCTCTTCGTCATCCTCGTCAACGTCGAGCACGACGAGCCCATGCGACGGAACGCCGCAGACAACGCCGATGTTGAGGTCTGGATGCTGCGTCCACAGCTTGCGGGCGTCCTCGGGGTTGTCGAACCAGTCGTTGAGTCCGTTCTTGCTGATTGGACGCTTGCCGCGCGGCTTTAGCGGGATGATCGCGAATCCGTTCTCGCAGTACCAGACCGCCGCATCTAGGAGGGTGGACGGGGCGCTCACGAGTGCGTCACCCCCAGCTCCTCACAGATTGCCGCAGCCGCGTGCATGGGATGGACGAAGCGGAACCTGCACCCGTAGCGCTCTTCCAGCTTCTTGCAGATTTTCATCACGGTGATTCCCTGCATGGGCTTGCGATGGAACCTCATGCAGTTGACAACCTCGCTCGGCGTGCATTGCAGACTCTTGAAGAGTCGGCACATGCGGCATGCGCTCGAAGTCCACCCGCTCAGCGATTCCAGGTCAACGTATGGATGACCACTCTCCACCATGATGACCAGACGGTATCCGGCGTCGCGGGCCCTTTCCAGCTCTCGGACGAATCGGTCATGGTCGCGCCCGACGTCCATCGCGAGCTCGCCGATGCTCTGCTTGGTGTCCACGGCGATGTTGGACTCGTCGCTGACGTAGTCCCCGAAGTCCAGCTTCTTGCGCACAATCATCACGTCATGCGCCGCGAACCATGCGTGCTTGTGCGCATGCTTGTCACCCCGCGCCACCTGCTGCCGTGTGTCCTCGTAGATTTTGCCCTGCATAGGCTACCTCCAAGTGATGGCGGGGATGGACTCGAATCCACCCCCGCCGTTTGTCGGTCTGTATCTATGCGCTCGCTACTTCATCCACGGGAGGTCGCTGTTGTCCAGCGGCGCGTGCTCGGGAGCACCCTTCCTCTGACCGCCACCACCGCCGATGGACTTCTTGGGGCGCGGCTTGACCTTGCCGTCGCGAACCTGCTGGGCGTCCACCCTAGCGCAGACGTTCAGGCGAGTGCGAATCTCGTCGTTCGAATCGCGGTACTCCTCCTCTTGCAGGTTGACGCCGATGATGCGGCTACGGAACATGTCGAGCCGTCCAGCGTCCCAAGCGGCGAACGGGTCGAATCCGGGGTTTGACTTCTGGAACGCATCGAGCGTGCCTTTGAGCATGCCCAGCGCCGAGTCCTTGTAGCTCATGAAGAAGTGGTGCGCGTAGGGGTGTGACTTGCCCCAATCGTCGGAGTAGTAGCCCGCGTGCTCGCCCTCGGCGATGTCGAAGATGACCTCGACGTACTCCTTCTCGGGCTTGTCGATGGCGTCCAGCACCTTGGCCACATACGGGCCCGCAGGCAGCGGCGTGAACTCGCCCTGCGCGGTGGACTGAATCGCGTCCCAGTTGAATGACTTCATGCTGTTTCCCTTCTTTTTATGATCGTCCGCAGACGGTTCTCAAACAGTCGGTCTCGCTTGTCGAAGCAGTGGCGTCCGTTGTCCATGACAGCGGCGTCCAGTGCGTCCATAGTTCGGTCGTACGCCACGCCCTTCTCGCAGCCACCCTCGATGAGGCTGTTCGAGTAGGCCGTGCAAGCTAGGCTCAGGTCGAGCGCGGTCACGTCTCGGAGCCGTCCCATGCCTACTCCCACCCGAGGAAGTCGCGCAGCCCCTTGTCCACGACGGCGAGGTCGTTGGGCAGCTCGTCCGTCTCGAACGCGCCGCACGACTTCGCGGGCGGCTTGCCGCTCACGATGAACTTGTGCTCGCCGCCGCTCGCCTCGGCGAGGATGACCACGTTGAACATGCCGACCAGGTTGACCTTCTCGTTGAGCAGCTTGCCGACCGTTGCTGGCACGATGTTGCCCGTGGCGTCAACGTCGGTGTGCATGATGAGGTAGACGATCACGTCCTGCGGTATGTCGTTGACGTACTCGATGAAGCGGTACACGCGACCCGCGATCTCCTTGTAGACCTCGAACTGGTCGTGATACTTCTCGTCACCCCAGCTGCCGCGCATGTAGATATCGGTGATGCAGTAGCCGAAGTCATCCACCACCACGGCTGGAACCTTCGTGGCGGCGCTGCCCACAGCCGCCTGTAGTTGCGTGAAGTCCTTGGTGCGGAAGAACTTGATATCGCTCTTGAACGGGAGCATCGTCTTCTCGCACTCGATTAGCGCGATGGAGTCTGGCGGCATGTTGCGTAGGCTGTACGTCTTGCCTGCGCCGCTCGGCCCAATGATAAGCACTGGTACGGCCATCACGCACCCCCCAGCATCATCCGCGCCATATAGCCGAGCTGGTGCTCGCCCAGCGCGTCGGCCACCCTGTCTGGGTCGATGCGGAGCTGCACGGTGGGCGCTGGCACGGCACCCGTCTGCTCGTGCTCCACCACGTCCATGCCGTCTGGCAGCTCGCCCGTCTCCTCGAAGTAGGCGCGGCCAATGTCTGCGATGTGCTCGCGGACGTACCGCTCGGTGAAGCGGTCGAAGTCCGCGCTCTCCCACCCCATCAGCGCGTCGTAGTCGGTGACCTCCACCGTCGTGACGGGCTTCGCCCTCTTTGCGCTCGGCTGCTTGATGGATGCAACGCCCACCTTCTCGCCGCCCAGCCGCACGTTGTAGCTTGTGCCGCCTGTCTCGGCGAACAGCGTGAGGTAGTGCCTGTCCACCTCGTCTCGCAGGTTGCCGGGCTTGCGGGTGCTCACGTCCTCGGCCACGATCTTGTAGAACGCCTGCTCGACGGCGAGCAGCCCTATCCTGTCCTCGATTGATGGAGTCCCACGTGCGGGCTCCACCTCCCCCACGTCGGGGAAGTCGAACGACGCCACGACGTTGCCGCCAGCGTCGGTTCGCGTGTATGCGTGGTTAGTCATCTCTCTCCTTCCTGTGCATCCTGACCAACTGGTGTCCAGGTCGATGGAGTCCAGCTTGCGCCCCATCACACGTCCACCCCCTGCTCACCCAGCCATTTGTGCCATTGCACAATTGCCGTCTCGTCATCGTCACCGCAGCGCCCCATGTACGTGAGCCCGCGAATCGGCGCTCTGTCGAAGTAGGCGCGGGAGATGCGCGAGTACACCAGCACGTGCTGCCCGCAGGTGGACACGATGCGCTCGGTCGACGGGGTTGTGGGCAATGGCGGCTGCGTCCTGAACGTGCAGAAGTTGATTGACTGCGGGCCACCCGGGTCGGACGTGAGGTTGAGACCGCCGAGTGTGTGCGTCTCGCCCCACTTGCCCGCATGCTCGGACTTGTAACTCACGCCGCGATCACCGCCACCAGCTTGCAAAGCACCTGTACCGCCGCGAGGATGGAGAGCGCGATGCACGCGGCGCTCAGCAGCTCCCCCACGGTCACTGGCTGGTCGGTGATGCTCGGGAGCCACAGCAACCTCGAAAACATCTTGTCCATGTTGTATCCTTGTCTGAGCGCCCGCTCGCAAGCGGGCTTTGCAGAGACTCCGCTGGTTTTCTAGGCCGTGGCGGGGTCTCGCTCTATCTAGTCGTTGTCTGCCTGCTCCATCGATTCGAGCCACCGCTCGACCTCGGCGTCACGCACGAAGCGCTTCTTCGTGAGGCCGGGTGGCACGAACGCTCGGAGCCTGCCGTTCCTAACGGCGTCCAGGACTGCCCGGTACTTGATTCCCGTCTCGTCCGCGACCTGCCGCAGCGTAAGGCAGCGCATAGCCGCCCCTCTCTCTGGACGCACCCCAGCTGGCACGGCTCGGTCAGGTGGCCGTGGCGGGGAGTGGAGTTAAGCCCGCTGCCCTCATGCCAAAGGGCTACCCACCTTGCGACCGCTGCGCAGGGAAGACGCAAGGGAACCCGCGCTGGAAGGAAGGGTGAGCGGAAGCGAGCCATGCCAGTTGGGATGCGTCATAGTTTCATTACCAATGTACGCGATTCGCGTACTTTCTAGGCAAGCTGAATGAGGTAGTCCGCAGACGTGTGATACAGCTTCGCCATTGCCGCGAGCTTGTCGGCGGTCGGCTTGGTCTCACCGCGCTCCCAATTCAGGAGCGTGGTGATGGACACGCCCAGGTCTGCCGCAGCCTGCTCCGCTCTGATGCCAGCAGCCTTGCGGGCCTCGCGGAAGTTCTGCTCCTGCAATCCGTGTACCTCCTTCTCTACAAAGTCGATTCTTTCCCCGATCCACCGCATGACGGGTACCGCCATGCTGTTTCCAAGTGCCTTGTAACGCGGGCTGTCAGGGGCGCTTTCCTTGCCCTTCCACGGGATGTCAGTCCACCCGTCTGGGAACCCCTGTAGACGCTCGCATTCGAGCGGGGTGATTCTGCGAACGATGTAATCGCCGTCACCTCCGTCAAACAGCGTCTGGTCTTGCGTAGCAGCCAAAGTGAAGGTCACCTCTCTCTCGATCAACGCACCCTTGCCAGCGGTTCCGGTCGAACCGTCCTGCTTGACGTAGGTGTCCGACCCCCCTGACCTTTAGGACGTAAGAGTCTGGCATATGACCTTCCCGTCGCTCATGTCTGTGCGCATAT